TTCGACCATCATATTGAATAGTCGTTCAGATGCGTCAAGCTGCTTTTGAATAAAGTTAATCACGGTAACCTCCATAACTTCCAAACGCCTCTAAATACTCTACAGCACTTTTTAAAATTTCGGGGTTATCTCTAAACATACCAAGCGCCCTATTGCATTGCTTGCATAAAATACCTCTAAATTCCCCTGTCTCATGGTTGTGGTCTATGGCGCTATCAATCAATTCAATTTCTATTTTACAAATTGCACAACATTCTTCTTGGCGCTCATACCTATCAATTAACTGTTCTGGTGTTATACCTCTTCTGGCGCAACGTTTAGCTAATGTCCAACTATCTTTATTTCTATATTCCCTAACACGTTCTGGATTTTCAACAACCCATTGCTTGTGCTGCTTGAATAAACATGTATTACATCGGCTTTTTAGTAAGTGTGATTCCGCCCCGCCCCGGCTTCTATATGCCGATAGAGGCTTTATTTCTCCACAAAAAGTACACTGCTTAGTCTCTGTATCCACCACCAGCAGCCTTATATTTTTTTGCAACTAATTGACTTTTTCTCGCGGACCATTGCCCTGCGCCTGTGCCATGCGTCGCAGCAGCTTTAACCTGAGCTACGATTTTTTTGCGTAACCCAGGTTTGGTGTAATTACCTGCTGCATTAACTTTGCCACCTTCAGCATACTGATCAAAGTCAGTATCATCCCGCCGAGCTTTACGCTTGGCAGTGGGCATTTTTGAGGGCGAGATCGCCCCCATCCCGCGAGATGCCATCATTTCAGCAAGCCTTGCCGCCGTAGGCCATTTTCTTGACCTTGCCACCGCTCTTCATACCGCTACCAGCCATTTTGATCTGGGTACCTTTGGTTTTACCCTTGGAAGCAACACCATCACGACTAGGGGCAGCGGTCTTAACAGCACCCATTTTGCTTGCGGTCATGCCGCCCATGTTCATCTTTTTCATACCAGTAAACTCCTTACCAACGGATTGAGGGACATCAACTTTTTTTGCAAACTTTGGGTTATGCGCTACAGCTTCCATAAACCTTCTTTGCTTCTCACTGACTGCTGGCATCTTTACCCCTTCTTAGCAAGCGCGTCAATCTTAGACTCAAGCCTTTCAAAGCCTGCGTCAAAGCGTTCCATAATTTTTTCAAGGTCTGCACGAACTTCTGCACGAGTAATGTGATCACGGGCAATTTCCTCCCGAGTTTTATTCAGTAGGATCTGGATGCGCTGCTGTTCCTCATGGGAGTTTTTGAGCATAAACATCACCAGCCCTACTAAGATTGAAGTGATTAGGTTCCAAAGGATAATCGGGTCCATTTAGCATTGCTCCGCCTTAACCTTAACCCGCCCAATAATTTCTCCGGCTTCCCGCATAGCTCGCAATTTTGCTTGCGCTGCATTTTGCATATTTACGTTACGGTCTGGGTTAGAAATACACGGGTGTAATAAACCATGCTCTTTAGCACTAAGAATTTGTAAGTTTGTAAAGTGGTTATTGGTGTGGTTACCATCTATATGGTTTACATGACACCCTTCAAACAGCTCCCCAACAAACGCTTGCGCTACTAAACGATGCACAAGATATGATTTACAAACCACATATCTAGGCGAACCGTCACGTAACTTTACTTCAGCATACGGCAATGTGCGCCCTTTATTTTTTGGTTTTTTTATGTTTAAAGCCATAATTCGGCCCACAACGGGAACTAACGCCCCAGCTTTACCTCGGCGGTATCTAGGTAACGACCGTATGCGCCCGTGACTACTAACCTCATACCGCCCTTCGTAGCCTAGTACAGGAAGCCATTGCTCGGTTAGCAATTCCATGCTTTTCTCGCTTTCCTAAGTCTACTATTGGGGTCTTTAGCTGCTTCTGGAAATTGTTTCATTTGACCTGCGGACCGTGCGCAAAAAGACTTACGCCGGTTAGCATCTTTCTCGGTTTTTGGGTTTGGTGCGGGGGGTTTGAGTCCGGGTTTCCCCGGATTCGCTGCGTTATATGAAGCTCTGCCTTTGGCGTTGAGTCCGCCTTTTTCAGATTTACCTTCTTTGCGCTGCCATGCAGGAGACTTAGCCATAGAACACCGTGATTTTTGCAGCGGTTGGCAATGTGACATGCACATCTGTGTAAAACAGAATGCCTTCGCCGGGGATCAAATTCGCAAAAGGGTTGTTGGTATTGGCAGGGATATTAAACTGCAAACGAATCGTACCGCTTGCTCCACCATCACGCAAAATAATATCGCCAGCAGTACCCCCGGAGAGGCACTGATACCCTTTAACCCTAACCCGCCCGGACACCATAGTGCCTGTCGCCTCTACATGCGACGCTAGTACGTCGGTTTGCATCGCCATGATGCGCTCCTATTAGGAATCAGCGAAGGGTGTAGCAACCGTGCCAGAGCCTACTGCAACGCCAGTGACCATGTACTTGTTTGCAGCAATTGCAAAGATTTGAACCCATGTCCCTGCAACGCCACCAGTGGTTGTGCCATTGAAGTTGATAAAGTCGTTACTTGCGCCAGCACCAAATCCACGGGTTGCATCGGTTGTGTCACTGTCAATTGACAGTACATAACCAACATACTTATCCGTGCCGTCTGTGCCAATTTTAAGCGACGAAGTTGTGATTGTCGTCGGCACCCAAATGGTGTAAATCACACCCTCGTTATTGGAGGTGTTAGGATCGTTACCGGGGCCAGAAGATGCAGCGTTAGCCGAAGTATTAATGGAAGGCAAAGTAAGGGTTACGTTTGCTGCAAGTGCACCACCTACAGAGATAATTCTGCCGCCGTGCGATACGGGGTTAAGTGTGGTGTCGGCTGTAATTTCTACGATAGTAGACGGACCTTGCTGATAAATACCACCCAGCGATCTCACTGGACCGTCAAATGTACTAATTCCCATGATAATTCCTTATGCACAAGTCGCTTGCTAATCGGTGCATCGTCTGCTGGGACAGTTTAGCAAGCTGGTTTCCCAGATAAACGGTTTATATCAGGTTATTTGGGGTGTGTCAATAAGCTTTGCGCGAATCAACGCTAAATCGTTTTCAGTAGGTTTTGAATCGACCCCGCCATACTTAAAACTATACCCCGCTAAACGACCTTTTGATAGGGGTTTGCCGGATATTAAAGCCCTACGAAGGGTCGGCATTGTCATCCCATAATACTTAAGTGCGACTGTAAGACTTGGAAATAGAATCCCGTCAGGCATTGCAAACACAGTTTTGCTCATTTTTTCCCTCGATTCCTCAGTATGTTTACGCCCTAGCCAGTGCATATGACTACGACCTGCTTCGATGTTTGCGCGAATCTTTAAGCGCCCCTCTTCTGAAACTTTACGCCCTTCTGCTCTTGATTTGCCGCGTTGCGTCGCACCAATCTTTGCTTTTGTTTCGTCGGATAACGTTTTACCGTAGCGATAGTGATTTTCCCCTGCGGTAGGGGTTCTATTCTGCCTAATCTTTAGCCGCGCTTCTTCTGTGTGTTTCTTACCAACACGAGGGTGATTAAAATAATCCGCAGCATAAAACTCTTTCAAAGTTGTAGAAATTTTTTCTTTTTGCTTTTCTGTTTGAGGCACTCCAAATTTAGGATGATTGCTACCGTATACACCGCGCCACGGGGCTACTGCTGCATACCCACTGTTATAACAGTGCGCTTGACCGACATTTTTTGACAGCCATTCGTCCTCTACGACCCAAAGCTCTTTGTCATGGGGTACGTTCTCTACGGTAACAAACTCAAACTTATCTTCGCCGTATTTATTCCACGCCGCTTGCAAATGTTTGCAGTGGTGTCTGTTACCCCGAAGCAGTTTACGATGCTGCCTAAAACGCACTTTTTTGTTTGTTGTACTACCTATATAAAACTTGTTGTTGACCACGTTGATAATTTTGTAAATGACTTGTTCCATGTTCCCTCCGTTACAAAGCCATAACCGTAATGTACCGCAAGGAACCAATAATGTCAACAAACAAAGAAAAAGCCGCCTTGCGGCGGCTTCCAAACCAAGCTAAGTACTTGATTTTATTGGTATTAGGCTCCGGACGAACCGTAGATACCTAACGGATCCGAGACCCCGAACGAGTACCTTTCACGAGCCTTATATCTAACATTGCCCGTGTCGAAATCGCCATCCATTGAATTTTGTAACGGTGTACGTACAAAATGCTTCAAGCCATTAGGAACATCGGTTGTCAGGAACCAAGCGTTTGTATCGGTCAAGAAGTGATTAACCGTGTAACCCTCGGGGATCGAACCGTTGTTCTTCAGGGCGTTGATGTCGTTGTTGTTAGTACCGACACGGAGTTCGGTTTCTAACAGGCGGGTTGCCACAAACATCAAAGCAGGAGGAACAAT